GTGCAACTTCGTAGGTGCGGTAGTAGGTGCCGATGTATTCGCAGGTGCCGTTCAGGTAAGCGGCTGCGGTCTTTGCGGCAGTCTCTCTGGTGATTCCGGTGAACTCGATCTCGATTCCAAATCTTGTGGTAAGCATTGTGTGTACCTCTCTGTCTGTGTTTGTTTCCCTTGCGGTACACACATATTACCTCTAAGTCAGTAGAATAGCAAGTCATGTTCGAGATATATAGTACACAATCATTTCGGGGTGATACTGTGTATTTTACAGCAGGAATCCTCACTCGGTACGCATCGTCTGCCATGAACCGTTCCATGTTTACGAATGCATTGAACAGAAATCCGTAGAATGCATCGTTCTCCATGTTGTCGTTCTTGATTTTACCGGCAGAGCCTTCGTAATTGACGTTGTACGGCGGATCGGTGATGACAAGATTCGCCTTGGTATCACCCATCAGCATTTCGTATGTATGCGGAAGCGTGCTGTCCCCGCAGATCAGCCTGTGCCGACCGAGCGTCCAGATATCTCCTGGCTTGGTGATGGTCGGTTTCTTCAACTCGGATTCTACATCAAAATCGTCGTCCTTGATTCCGTCCTTCAAGCTGTCCTTGAAGAGGTCATCAATCTCGGCAGGCTCGAAACCAGTGAGGGACACATCGAAATCCGCGCCCTGCAGATCGGTGATGAGCAGAGCCAGCTTTTCCTTGTCCCATTCGCCGGAAATTTTGTTGAGGGCGATGTTGAGAGCCTTTTCCTTATCTTCGGAAAGTTCCACCACAACACAGTCCACCTCGGTGATGCCCATATCGATTAGAACCTTGAGTCTCTGATGACCGCCGACCACACGACCGGTAGTTTTGTTCCAGATGACCGGTTCGACATACCCGAACTGCTCGATGGAGCGTTTCAGTTTCTCATATTCGGCATCACCAGGCTTCAGATTCTTTCGCGGATTGTATTCCGCAGGCAGAAGATCTGCTGTGTTTTTCTTTTCGATTACCATACAAGACCCCACTCAGCGAAGGCTTCAAATCCCCCACGTTCGGAAATGAACGCTCTCGCTGTTTCTACGATTTCTTCGTAAGGAATACCGTTCACGGTTTCATCCCCGATAGCACAGCACAGTTCCACAGTCTTTCCGGTTCGCTGTGCTTCGAGCCATGCGTAGATATTTACGCTGACATCCGCTTTGGACAGATCCTTGCCATGCAGACCGCCGCCGGTTACGCTGTCAGCCATATCACTGCCCAGCTTGCGGTTCGTGGCTCCGGTGTCCACATCCATACCGCCCGTCCAATCACCAAGGGGATTTACAATGGCTTCGGGGTATGCAGTACGGAGTGCAGCCGTATCGACATTGCTCTGACAGATGATAAGCCGATCCCCATCAAGAACGGACTTTCCATCAAATGGGAATCTTTTGTACATGGATTTTACGATGCCGGTCAGCTTCTTCTGTTCGGCTGTCATCGGCACACCCTTGAAAATACCGTTGTCACCACAGCGGATGGCATTGCTTTGATTTCTGGACAGATGCACATCCTGTGCCACCTCTGTGTATTCCACGGCGAAGTTTTCTCCGGCAATACGGTGTACGGCTGCGGTCACATCCATCACGGAAAGATGTACGGATGTTTCTACAATGATATGGCAAACATGATGACCAATCAGAATCTCCACGGCAATGCGGGGATTCCGCTCGGTTCGATATGCCATATCCACCAGAGCACCGGCGATGCGGTCAGCGATTTTGTCCGGGTGGGACGGGTTTACCTTTTCAAACATTATCCTTTTCCTTTCCTTGCTTCAAGAAGTCGTTCCATAACATCGTCCTCGGGTGACGCACCGCCGTATTCGCCGGAGCAGTTTTCCTTGACAATCTGGAATATCTCCGACCACAGACGGTTCGCCTGGGTCATATAAGTGTTACCAATCGCCACATAAGGTGACTGGATCGCCGCGCCTGTAGTCGGATGCTTTGCGAGGAAACCGAGTTCACTGGTGATCGTTTCGCACTGAATCCATCTCGCACTTGCCATTGCATATCGTTCGATCAGCTGCGGTGAGACAATGGCGGCACATTTGCGTTCGGCAAGCCATCGCCACACGTTTTCATAAATCTCGGCGGCACAGAGCGTCGAGCCGTCCTTTTGTTTTGCGGATAGGTAATCGGAAGGTTTCGGCATGACCTGACCTTCCAGATCGACCGCGCTGTCTTTGAACTCAATGACCGTCAGCGGTCTTTTGCCGGGATTTCCGTCCAGAATCTTATCGGAAAGCGGCTTTTTCGGTCTGCCGCCGGAGCCGGGTTTCGGACCCCTCTGACCCATTTTTTACATACCTCCTTTCGCCCGGGGGCTATTCCCCCGAAAACTTTTGCGAATTTGCGCACGCGACCCCACGCCCGTTGCACACCATGAAAGCTGTAGAGATTTTGATCCCCCTACCGGGCTTGACATTTAAATCAAAATATGATATAATTTCAACATACTCAAATATAGTTTGTAATGTTTTTTGGCACAGCTCATTGGGCTGAAATCCCCGTGGATGAGATCTCACTCTTCTTAACCCTTGTTCAGACCCTTATTGCAATTATCGATTACGTGGATTTTGAGGAGGTAATCAACATGACAAACAGTTTATTGGTGGAATGCGGCACGCACGGAGTGGTCCAAGACTGTGGGAATGCCAGAGATATTACAAGTGCCGAGTAGGTTCAAACCCTGCCCCCTCCGCCATACGAGAGACTTCCTAAAAAAGGTGGTCTCTTTTTTTATGCCATCGGTCACCGTGCTCGGCATGAAGTCTTGCGTGACAGGCTTTGCACAGAGCGATGAGATTCTCCTCATTGTGCGTACCACCTTCCGACAACGGAACTTTGTGGTGTATCTCTTCGGTCGGGATCAGCTGTCCGTTCTTCTGACACAATTCGCACAGCGGATGCGCCGCAGCATATCGGTCGCGGATGCGTTTCCACGCTCTGCCGTAACGTCTGCGGACAGTGGGATCGCGGTCGTATTTTTCGTAGCGTTTTGCTTCTGCCTTGGCGTGTTCCTCGCAGAACCGACCGTTGGTCAGCTTGGGACAGCCGGGATGGGAGCAAGGACGCTTGGGTTTCGTGGGCATTGGTTCTCCTTTGGGGATGACAAAAGCCATCGCAGGATTTACTCCCGTGATGGCTTTCGTTGTATTTTTTGGTATTATAATTATATCATAAGACCATAGTGTCTTTCAATGTCTTTTAGTGCCCAATTACTCCGTTGATTTTGCATTCTTCAACGGCACGGTTATGGAGTTTATGAATGTATCTCAGATCGTATCCCATAATCACGGCGATCTGTTCCCATGTCTTGAAACAAAGGTATCTGAGTTCCAAAAGGGTCTGCAGTTCCGTGTTGCTCACCGCTTTGATTACCGACACCATCTCCCGTTTCAGATCCACGAGGTTGTCGATATCACGGTTGATCTCGTTTTCCAGATCGATGATCTTCACGATGATGTCCTCCATCCGATGTACATTCCGTGTGCCGCTGGGAGCGACATCGGAGAGGGTGGACGTTGCTTTGGTGGCGAGGTCACGAAGGGACATAACCTGCTCCAGTTTGGAGTTGATCCGCTGATCGAGCCGGTACGCCTGACCGAGATATTCTTTTGCTGTCATTTTGTTACCTCCAGATTTGCCTTGACCGCATCAATGAGTGCGGACTGCGTTTTGTCTTTTTTGCGGAGAGCGTTCATAATCCGCTCGTCGATGGTGTTTTCTGCGATGATGTGGTGGATAACCACGGTCTCGGATTGCTGTCCCTGCCGCCAGAGTCTGGCATTGGTCTGCTGATACAGTTCAAGACTCCATGTTAGACCGAACCAGATGAGGGTTGAACCTCCTGCCTGCAGGTTCAGTCCATGTCCTGCCGATGCCGGATGGATGACTGCCACAGGAATTCTGCCGTTGTTCCAGTCGGTGATGTCACGGGAGGTTTGGATCTCCCGGACTTTGAACCGTTTCTGTATGCGTTCCAGATCGTGCTTGAACCAGTACGCCACAAGCACCGGCTTTCCGTTGGCAGCTTCGATGAGGTCTTCAAGGGCGTCCAGTTTCCGTTCGTGTATCGGGAACACCCGCTTGTCCTCGCCGTAGACCGCGCCGTTTGCCATCTGCGACAGCTTGTTCGCCAGCGCCGCCGCATTTCCGGCATCGATTTCTTCGTCACTAAGGGAGACTACAAGGTCGGCTTTCATGGTGTCATAGGTCTTGCGTTCCTTCTCGGAGAGAGTGACCTTGACTTCGTTCATCACGCATTCCGGCATTTTCAGATGATCCACTGCTTTCATGGATATCGTGATGTCAGAGATTGCAGCGTAAGCCGATCACAGCACCGACATTTTCCAGAGACAGCGGCAGACCGAGCGTAGCCGCCCAGATCATCGTGCATCGCCAGTCGGATGGGGTGAGGTAGTGTCCGACAGGGTACCCTAAGTACCGCGACAGACAGATTCGCTCGAACTGAGCATTGAATGCCCATTTGAGGACGGATGGATCGGTCAGCGCGGACAGAATATCATCCGGGATGGTTTCGCCGCATTCGAGATCAACTACCTGTACAGGACTTCCATCCATGGAGTATGCAAACAGCAGTATCCGGAAATCCGGCGATTCGCAGTAGCGGTAGACCCCGCTTTTTGCGAGGTCCACGCTGCTGTAGGTTTCAATGTCAATGGACAGGTTTCTCATGCGAGGAAATCGTCGTCGCCTTCGGCGGTGAAGTCATCCGCTGCAGAAGTTCTGCCGCTGAGAGGTTCGCCGTCGCGGATCTTCTGGATGTTGCCGAGTCCGCAGGCGATTCCGCGATTGCCGTTGGAGTTGAACGCATAGAAGTTGATGCTCACACGGGCGTAACAACCGGAGTAGACCTCGCTGCGGTCGAGAATCGGCTGAACGGAACGGTCAACGATCTGCGGAGCAGTGGTGCTGTTGGCGTTGACAAAGTAGGCATTCTTATAGGCTTCGTCGTCTTCACGTTCCACATCGCCGTCACGGAGGGGGAGTTTCAGAGCTGCCTTGTTCGGAATCTTGCCGCCGAACTTCGCTGCGCCATCTTTAATCGCTGCATCAATCGCCGCATTGATGGCATCAACGGTCTTGGTGTCGGACTTCGGAATGATGAGGGAAACGCTGAACTTCGGCTTGCCGTCGTTGATAGCTACAGCCTCCCAGATGTTGGCATAGCTGAGACGAACGATTCCGGTAACGACCTTGGTGGGATTCTTGATAGTAGACATAGTTTTTATTCCTCCGTAATTTCGGTAAATTCATTTGTTGCATCGTCTGTTGTGATCGCCGGACGCTTGTCCGATGCGGGAACGAGCGTCGGCTTGCCTTTGGGTTTCTCGACCAGTTTGCCGAGGATGGCGGCGAAGTTTTTCTTGCCCATGAGCTTCTCCATCTCCGTGATGGGGATCAGGTTCTTCTTGAAGATGTCCGTATATCCGGCGGCATTTGCGGCTTCGATGACAGCATCTTCATCGGCATATTTCCGCTTGGTGGTACTTTCGACCAGTTTGAAACCGTTCCACACTTTGCCGTGATTGATGGCGGCATCCTGTGCGTATGCCTGGATTTCGTTTGCCCATTTCGTAAGGTCATCCAGTTTCAGAAGGATGTCCTCGATTTCCGCATCCGTCAGCAGAGGCGGCATGGCGAATTCGTATCGGGCAAGCTGCAGCTTCGCATCGGCTCTGGCACGGCACTTGACCGCCGCCTTGCAGAAGGTACACCAACTGCCGGGTATGTAGTCACCCTCTCCACGGAAGGCAAGCTCGGCTCTCGGCTTCAGCACGTTCTCCGTCCACGACAGCAGATCGTCCACGGTGATCGTCCAAGTGGAGATGTTGTCCCGTCGCGGCTGATAGATAGTCATGGAGATTTCTTCGATATCGTAGAGTGCATCGAACAGCCTGAGTGCGCCGAGTGCGTACAGCATCATCTGCGGATTTTCCTCGGCTTCGACCAGAACGCCTTGTCCGTACTTGAAGTCGATGATGTGGAGCAAACCGTCCGCCACAATCACGCAGTCGCCGGTGCCGAACCCCTCCGGTACATAGCAAGAGAAGTCCAGCCGCTGTTCGATGAGGACGAGCGGATCGGAACAGGTCTGCGTTGCTTCCTCGACAGCTTCCATGACGAATTCCACATAATCGTCGGTGTAGGCGTCCATTTCGTCGCAGTCATATTCGCTGACTGGCTTTTTGGATCGCCGCTTCAGAGCCTTTTTCAGCTTGTGTTCGCAAAGAGCGTGCGCGGCAGTTCCTTCAACGGCGGCAGTGGATTCGGTATCGTCGAATTCCTGCTCCAACCGTGCGGACGGTGAACAGTTCAGCCAGCGGTGGGATGAGGATGCGGACAGAAGTGCGTGCTTACCCATTGCCGAGTGCCTCCGCGTCCTTCATGAGGGATTTGTATTCGGACGGATCGATGAGGGAGAGCTTGTCCGCACCATGCTTCTGGAGAAGGGCGCGGATTTCGGCGGTGAAACCGTCATGGGACTTTTCAGCCAGCACTGCTCTGACCTGTTCTAACTTGACCGTTGATTTATCCGAAGTTTCTGTTATTGCAGGATGCTGAGATTCATCGATTGGGTGTTCATTCTCCGACATAGCATCTGCAACTGCCTGAATACTGTCAGCCAGAGAGTGCAGATCACGGATCACATCTAAAAGGAGCTGAACTTTACTCAACAACGATCCCTCCTTCCGGCACTTCGGTAATGGAGAGAGATTCCACAGTTCTTCCGGGAATCAGAATCATCACCTTTTCCTTTTTTCCAAACAGTCTGGTCAGCATCTTTTCACGCAGAGTTACATTTCTGTACCGTACGATGCCTCCGGTCTGCGCATCTTTGGAAACACGGATTTTTAGATTGTGTTTCATGATTTTCTTCCTTTCCGAGGAGTGAGTTATATTGCTCCTCACCATACAGCCACGGGAAAGTGGGAAATCGGGGGTGTCACCGTAAAAATTTCTCAAGTTTTTTCAGTGCACTACGGACAGATTCCCGCACAGTGGATTCATGAATCCCCAGCTCACGGGCGGTCTCCGTGTACTTCTTTCCTTCAAAGAAGTAGGCATACACACAGATGCGCTGACGAGGCGTCAGTTCCCGCATTGCGGATCGGATGGACTCCAAGTCAGCAAAGCGGCTGAGCTTTTCATCTTCTGATCCGTAATCTTCACCTTCGTAGATACAGGATTCAAGCGAATAGTGACGGCGGGTTTCCTTACGGTTATTGTTGTATTCCTGCCGATCCAACTCCAGCAGAACCTCCCCGAGGGTATCATCTACCTCAATTTCAGAGACATCTCCGTTGACAAACTGGTACCGAATTTTCATGCTGTTCTCCTTT